TTCAGTGGGTCTTGGATACTGCTGGGATTAATTATCAACTCCCTCAAGACATTACCCAAGAGGAGCTTGACAAGTTACTCGGGGATGTAACCACGAGAAGCGGAGATTCTTTGAGCACAGCTACGGGCGGCCTCAACGGGACTGGAGACTCAGTGTCTCCAGACGATAATTCAGTAAGTAACACGGAGGCTGCCTAAAGTATGGCTTATGTTTACTGGATAAAGCGGAAAGAACACACTGATGTTTTCTCTGAGGGGTATGTTGGAGTAACTACAGTAGAACTTGAGAAGAGGTTCTTACAGCATTCAAGGGTGCCTAAGACGATTGTGGGGAAAGCAATAAGGGCTATAGGTATTGAGAATCTAGAGATTGTTCCTTTAGTCATAGCTGAAGCCGACTATTGTTATGAAGTTGAAGCCAAGCTTAGGCCGAGAGAGATGATAGGCTGGAATCAAGCAGTTGGTGGTAGTGCTCCTCCCAATAAAAGGGGTATCAAATTCTCAGAAGAGCACCGGAAGAGAATATCCGAGAGCCTGAAAGGCCAGAGCTTCACCGACGAAAGGAAGGCCAATATTAGTAAAGCCAGACTTCTGTCTAAGCCTCAATCAAAAGACTCCATTGAGAAGGGTAAGATAACAAACTTCTACAGTAATATGGATAGGAACTCAGATGTATGGAGTTTGTGCCATATATGGTATGACCACTACTCTCTCGGCCTGTCGCAACGCCACACAGAAAAGCTCCTAGGTGTAAAAGTTAACAGACTTAGGGCTATCTTCAAGAGGTTTAAGGCGGGGTGGATTCCCAATGAAGACCCTGTGTGGGTTTCTAAATTTACAGGAGACACAGATGGCTCATGAGCTAATCCGGTTGCGTGAGAGTCTGGTTAACACACCACACCTCGTCTGCCCAACCACTTTTAAAACTGTAACAGATTACTTGGATGCTCGTAATACTAATCCAAGTATGTTTGATGAAGATGATGAACCAAGTCAAGGTTCAAATGGTCGATACTCTTACAACGAAGACTCTCAAGTAGCCCTTCTCAATATTGACGGACCCCTTACTTATCGTCCAGTCAAGATGCTTTGTGGTGGTAGCAGTGGTACTAACTATCAGACATTGAAAGAAGACTTTGCATATCTTGCCGAGTCTGGTGCTAAGACTATCGCCTTGTATGCTAATAGCGGCGGCGGAATGGCGTACCAAATGTTTTCCACTGCTAAGTACATGCGCAAAGTGGCCGATGAATATGGCATCAAGATTATTGCCATGGTAGACGGTCTTGCCGCCTCGGCATGTTATGGTCTTATCTGTGTTGCAGATGAAATCGTGATGGCAGAGGGCGCAGAAGTGGGCAGCATTGGCGTCCTTATCCAATTGTTCAATGACAGCAAAGCACTTGATAAAGCTGGCTACGAACGTACCTTTGTATCGGCAGGGAAAAATAAAATCCCTTTTGATAAAGACGGTGCATTCACTGAGTCGTTTATCTCTGGTTTGCAAGAGAGAGTCAATGAGCTTTATGCAGAGTTCACTTCCTTTGTAGCTGACCATCGTGGTCTTACACAAGATCAAGTAATCGACACTAACGCTGACACCTTCACCCCAAGCAAAGCAATCCAACTGGGTCTTGCCGACAAAGTTATGAGCGTGGAGGAGTTCTTTGACTACTTGGCTGATGAAGCTGAATCCAACATGAATGGAGATAATTCTTTGTTTGGTAAAAATAAACTGTTTAACAAAACTGCCAATGCTGAACTTCCAGCCAAGGCTCTAACCAATGAGGTAAACGAAGAGATGGAATTGAAAGAGCTACAGGCTCAACTAACCGCAGTACAAACTGAGCTTGTAGCTAGTCAAGAGGCATTCACTGCCCTTACTCAAGCTCACGAAATGTTCGCTGAGAAAGCAGCCGAAGAGAAAGCCTCTCTTGAAGCAGCCGTATCCGAAGCCAAAGAACTTGTAGCTTCTCTTGAAGCCGATAAAGTTCAAACCAAACTAGAGGGTCGCAAAGCCTCTCTTGCTAAGTTTGTTCCAGCAGCCACTGCTGAGCAACTGAGCGCTACCTTTGCTTCCTTGGACGATGCAGCTTTTGAAGTTGTCCTTGGTAGCTACTCCTTGAAGCACGTTCAAGAGTCCAACTCTGAATTGCTTGAAGAACTGGGTGAACAGGGTGAGCCTGATGAAAGCCAGCCAACCGCATTGGTAGATAAGATCAAACAATCTACCCGTCAACATATTATTAAATAAGGAATCATTAAATATGCCTTTTGTAGCCTCCCCACTTCCAGTTCGTTTCTCTGATCTGGTGCTTCACGAAGTTGACAATGCTAGTGCTCATAGCCGTGAGTGTGTCAACGTCACCCCACCAGCTGCCAGTGCCCCACTGCTGATTGGTAATGTTGTTTTCCGTGCCAAGGGTACTGACCCATTCGCAGCTTATGCTGTACTGACCACCCCAGCAACTGAGCTGGTTGATACCAACGAGTTCGCTGTTGTCTTCGGTGATGAATATAGCTTCAATGCAAGCTTTGTTCCTAAAGCTGTAGAAGCAGACACCTTTAACGCTGTTGCTTTCGTGCGTGGTAATGTCCAGCTGAAAGACTACTTCATTAAAGAGAACAACGTGGCACTGACCACTGCACAACTGAATACCCTGAATAGCCTGTTGAAGCGTCAAGGTGTAATTCTCGTAGAAACCAAAGGTAGCATCGCTTAATTGCGATGTTCTCTTAACTAATAATTAAAAGGAAGAATAAATGCCTCTGATTCTAAACAGCCAAGATCGTAACAAGTGGATCGATCTTACTGACGTTCTCGTAGAAACTCCACGTAACAGCCTGATCACTGACGTACTTGGTTTCCAAGATGTCTACTCAAGCCAGAAGCGTATCGAGATTCGTCGTTCTAAAAACAAAAACATCCTGCTTGGCGACAAGAACTGGGATGAGCGTCATCAAGCCTCCGTTGGTGGTGAGCGTGATGCACTGCAACTGAAGATTCCTCATATCCCAGCTGACGATGCAATCACTGTAAACGATATTGATGGTGTTGTTCAGGCTTCCAGCATTCAGGAAGCTCAAGGTCTGGAATCAGTTGGTTCCGTTCGTGCTGAGAAGATGGCCCGTCTGATGGACGCCCACACCCTCACCAAGCAAGTTGCTCGTATGCAGCTGATCACCACTGGTACTGTATATGCCCCTAACGGCACTATGCGTCAGAGCTATGGCGACACTGTAAACTACTACACCGAGTTTGGTGTTGCTCGTACCGAGATTGGCGTCACCCTGAGCACTGGTACTGATCCACGTGCCCAAGTTGAAGAGATTGTTAAGTCTGTACGTAACGCAGCTCGCAACGGTGGTGGTTTCACCCGTATGGTTGCCCTGTGTTCCACCAGCTTCTTCAATGCACTTTGGATGAACGCCTATGTAACTGACGCTGTTAAGTATTTCCAGCAGCCTCAGTCATTGGCTATCCTCACTGGCCGTGCAGACAATGCACTAGGTCTGGATGCTCAGTATCGTTCACTTGACCTGTGGGGTATTGTCTGGGTTGATGCTGGCGCTGCTGGCTACGAAGACCCAGCCACTGGTGACTTCGTTGAGATGGTTCCAGAGGGTGATGCTTATGTATTCCCAATGGGTCTGCAAGGTCTGTTCAAAACTTACTATGCTTCCGGCTAATAAGTTCAGCACCATCAACCGCACCAGCCAAGGTAGCTACTGGTTTGAGTATGACGAACGAGAAGGATGAGATGATTGAAAATTCAATCGTGAGCTAGAACTTCCGTAGAACGCCTACTCTCGTTCCCGCAGGTCTATCCAGCGTCTGTACTCTGGCCTAAGTTGAGGTGAAGGGTCTACTACACCTCGCTGGCTATCTTAACNNGTGTCATTAGAGGCTGTAGTGGCCCTTCTTTCTTTTCTAAGAGGAAATGAAATGCTAGATATTAAGAATGGCTGGACTTGGGTGACCAAGCAATTGGAATCAATGGTGTTGACTGGTGAGGGTGTTACCCCTGCTGCTGCCATTCCAGATGCTGATGGTACTAACGAGACTGTGGTTGTTAACGCAATCCTTGCTGTACTTCGTGATCGTGGTCTTATCGCCACTGTGTAATATAGGGGCAGGAAGCTGCCCTCCTAGATAGGAGAGCTTATGGCCCTTGCAGAAGACATCCTTGCTGTACGCTACGGTGTAGGTGATGTTCCAAATAATATCTTCTACCCACTTATCCCAGATGATGCGTATGAGGGATTTTTAACCAGAACAAACAATGACATTTCTCAATCTACCAAGCTTGCTGCTGTAAGTATCAGCTTTATGATTGCAGGTTGGAACTCACGCGAGCAAGTGGGCGACTTGTCAATCACGAATGACTTCGCAAGAAACTACTTGAGAGTGTTACAAACCTACCTATCAACACCTAGCATGATTGTAATCCCACAAGGATTATTCCCTTGGTCTGGTGCAGTTGATACAAGTAATAAGCTTCTAGACTTTAACTTTTGTGGGGAAGATTCTGCTGGTAGTAAGAGGTGTAGCTAGTGGTGAATAATATGTTTGATCGAATGCGAGCTATGGTTATTCGCAACCTCAACCAACTTGGTGAAGAGTTGGAAATTAGGCGTACAGTTAGCACATACGACCCAGCCACTTCATCTACAGTTAAAGTCACTACAGTCTACAAAACCTTAGCACTTAGGAACAGCTACAGGAACTTTGATTTGAGGGATTCTTCAATCAAGGAAACTGATGTTAATTTCTATGTGTCNCCAGCAGCNCTTACACCACTACCNGATCCAACATGGGTGGCTGGTGAAGGTCAAACTGAAGAAGATAGACCNCTGGTTGATACACCAGTAGATACCCCTGAACTAACTACAGTGGATTCATTGCTGTTCTTAGGGAAGCTATACACAACAATCAATGTTCGTCCTTGGAACCACTCAGGTGTGTCTATCGGATTTAAG